AGTTCAGACGTGTGCTCTTCCGATCTGGGGTGGTTTCGAACGTCGAGATTTTCGGTACAACACATGCACGGTATCAGAAAAAAGAGAGTGATACATTAGTATCACCCCCTCTGTTATATTTTAAATCATCTTATACCTGTCAAGTCTACCTGTATTGTACTTCCATTCCAGGTACCATTATCTCTTGTCACTGTCAACCAGTGCGCACCAACACTTGTAACTTTTGAAGGGTAAGTTCCAGTTCCAGGTATTGTTGTTGTTACTGTCCATTGGAATAAGTTAGCGTTTTCTACTGGAATATATACAGCTGCACTATTTGCACAGGTAGGTACAGATGCTGTTAGAGTGTAACCACCTTCATATTTATGATCGAGTGCTACTATTTGTGTATTAGACTCAGGTGAAATTGAGATACCTTTCTTATCACCAGGTATGTATCCATAATGTTTAGTTTGTGTTAATCTAAAAAGAAGCATGCTATTAACATTCTCTGTATAACAGCCAGCAAAGTTAAGTATTAAAGGTGAGCCAGTAGCGCCAAAATTTAATTGGGCGGCGTCATCAACAGCAACGGCATGCTGTGTGCCAACTATTTTACATCCTATTACATTGAAGTATTGTGTTTTAACATCAGCACTAGCTTCATTATGTACATAAATGCCATCTGAACCAGAAAATACACAATTTATAAAACTGTATACGCACCCTCTTGTACACCCACAGCCTAGTGCCGGTTGTTTATCACTAACAAATTTACAATTTACAACAGTTACTGTAGTACCATAACTTGTATCAGTACTTCCATCGAGATGTAAGGCATAACCACTTGTACTTGTTGAATGAAAATAAATACCCTCAATATAAGTATCACCATAAATATATGCGGGAGCATTAGGATATGGTGCATCGCTAACAATCGTCGGCATACCAATTCCAATAAGGTCAATGCCCGGGTTTTTTGTGAGTACAATACTTTCATTGTATACACCACCCAATATTAAAATTGTAACTCTATTTTGTCTACTGCAATATCCCTTTGCAAAGGTAATAGCTTCATTAATTGTATGAAATCTTCCACCACTTTTGGCAACTGTAATAACAGTAGGAGTATCGCCATCAAACACAACATTTTTTAATTTATTTAATGCACTTGTTGTTGAATCAATTTTATTATTAATTTCATTATTAGTATTGGTCTGATTTTTTTTAAATGTCTGTAAATCAGTGTTAGTATTATTTGCAAGTTCTTTAGTTTCAAGAGTTACTTTTCTATACTCTTCAACTTGTGCATTATAATTAGCAGTATTAACCCAATAATCTGTATTATTAATTTCCACATTCGCAGGCACTGGCACTTTACTCGTAAAGCTATTGCCCTTATAAGTTACCACGCTTAACGCTTCATACTGCAAAGCCTTATTCCACTCACCCATAATTTTCGGTACATACCTAGCACCAACATACTGTCTGTTAATTAATTCATTAGTCATATTACTCTTACCTCTCTTTCTTAATAACTTAATACTAAATGGCCATAGTCATAGTTACCAACCCCAATATTATTTTCAATATCTAATCCAGTAGTATTAAATGTTATATTCTTCCAAGTAGGAGGAATATTATAAATAATATAACCACTGTCACTAATAGTAACAAATATCATAGTTGCAAGATATTCACGAACAACGCTCTCTATAAAGCTAGTATCAAAGTTATCAATCCATTCCTGCACTTGCTTTAATTCATTTTTTAATTTTTCGACATCATTAATAATAGCTTTATCATTTTCAATCAAATTATTAATATAGTCAACACATTTGCAGATAACTTCATAATAACTTAATCCATCATCATACACTAGTGGTAACACTTTAAAGCACCAAAATCTAAACTCTGTTAGGTCTTTATAATTTGCGTCCATTATTACCTCTCTTTCTCTTTACCATAAAGTAAAGAAACAATCACTGCAATCTTCAATAATCATCATATCAATATTGAGAAAAGTCTCTCTAAATTTCTTTAATAAACTGCTATAATTTTCTGTTCCCTGTTTGCCTTTTACTGTCTCAATATACTTATCAGTATTATTAATATTTTCTGTACCTATACCGGTTTTATTATCATTCCTTGTCAAAGTATCTGTACTTTCATTGCTAGTCGTATTATCTTCATTCACCTTAGTAACTGTAGTTAAAGGCACACTATCAGCAATACCCTGTGTATCCATACTATTCTGCGGAGTATCACTAAATCTATTCAAGGTATCAGTATTATTTGTACTACTACCACTACTAACATTTTTGCTTGTACCACTATTAGTTTCTGTATTATTGCTTGTCCTATTACTTGTGCCACTACCCTCTCTACTCCTAGTCAAATCAACATCATAAAAAGGATTAAACTCAAGCAACTCACTTTTATACAACTGATTGTAATAAGGCATAATTTCATTGAGCTTAGCATTTAATGCTAGTTTCCACCTGCCTACAGTTTCATGTGCAATCTCTCTTGTATAATAATGCTTTAATATTTTCCTGCATAAAACCTGTCTATAGTTTTCATCAAAGATAGGAAAGTCAAAGTTAAAAACCTTATTCCAACACTTATCTAAAATACTATCAATATTATCTGTACCCTCACTCTCACTCAAGCCTGCACTATTTTCACAGATAAATCGCACCTCTGTTGTATACTTACTCATTATTTTCACCACCTTTACCTATATCAATTTCGTTACTTAAATTTGCATCATTAGCGTTATAAGTATCAAGTACCTGCATGTCCTCTCTATAATCAACACTAATGTTTAATCCAAACATTTTGTTAATTTGCTCGCAAGCCTGCTGTCTCATAAACAGTCTCGAATATCTACTAGCAATCGTGCCACCTAAGTTTCTTTGTACTTCATCAGTTATCATTCTCTCTTTCTTTACTGTATTAACATTACTAATACCTAAGTACGTTAATGCTTCATTCCAGTATTGAGTTTTTAATTCATACAGCTTATCGGCAACATATGGACTTGTAGTATCAAGAGTCTTAATGCCACTTAAATCTAAATTCTTATCACCGAAAATAAATGGTTCATTTCCCATATACTGCGCATATAGATTTTTCATTACTAATCTTTGATTTTCAGTACAAGTAATAATTTTAGGTGTTTTTTGCTGTATAACATTTACGTCAATCGTTCTCTGTATTTCATACAACCTTTTACTCATTTCCTGCACATCAAGTAAACTGTTAGTGTGTAACATATTATTAAAGATTATAACACTGTTACTAGGGTCAAGTTTCATTTGATACCCATTTTGTGCAAAGGCTGTTCTTGTAATAGGTATTCTGTAAACATCAAGTGAGCCACCAATCATAACTTGCAACCCTAAATACCCCATTACTTCATCTTTGAAAAATACTGCCATTCCGTCATTGAAAAGAGCTAACTCTAAAAACCTTGCATCAATTGTATCTGGTAGGTTCTTCCACTCATACATTGATATGCTTAATTCTGTAAGTCTATTAACATACTGTAAATATGTTCTTTGATTTTGTAGAAATGCTTCAGTTTGTGCTTTTCTTCCTTTTCTCATTATCTCACCTCTTTTTCTAACTTGGGCTATTATTTAATGAATAGTTTCCTATTTCACTAGCGTTTTTCCAAAATGTAATTCCATTGTTAAAAATGTTTTTAATAGCTGTTATATCATTATTGCTACAATTGTTACCAACTAAATTACATTGTTGTGTTTTAGTATAAGTCCAATGTGGTCTTACATTTATATTAGGTACTTTTACTTCATTTGTAGCATAACCAAACATAGTAAAATAATCATCAATTATTTTTGCTATCTTAGGATGAACATGAGTGTTCATACTGTAGAAATCAAGGAATGTGGTATCTAACATAACATTATTACCACCGCCGCCTCTCGAACTAACTGGCAATGTTTTGGCTTGTTGCATCTGAATTAAACTATTTTTAATATCAGAATAACCACTAACAACCATTCCTGATTGCATAGCAGATTGAATAGGATTACTGCTCATATTTCCTTTGCCAATATATTGCGGTGTCATAGGTCGCATTACATCATTCATATCAAATTGTCCATTTCCTGCAAGCTTAATTGATGTACTAGGATTTATTTGAGATGCACTTGGTTGATGAAATATTCCTCCACCCGTTGGTATCATTGGCTGTGCTTCTGATAGTCCTGCGCCTAGTGTAAGTTTCGCTAAACCAGTTGCAATATTACTTTGAACACTTACTTTATTTTGTGCCCACCATACCTTAAACGTATCACTACTCCACGGTACAATTGGCATATTATCAAGTGTTAAGCTAAAATCAAAATTTATTTGCGTATTTCCTGCACTCGTTGTTTGTCCATTACTTGTTCCGTTATAGTTTAATGGGCTTGCCATATAATAGCCATTAATTACATCACTAAACACTTCAAAATTGCATTTATCATCATCAAATAACTCGTATCTATAATCAATGCTATTACCACTACCATTACTTAGTGTTAGATAAGTATATGGATAACACAGTAATTTATGATTTTTAGGTACATATGTTCCAACTTTATTTGTTGGTTTATTTATCTGAAATGGTAATGGTTCATTTTGTTTTAATCCATAAATAGGTTTTTTATTTGTAGGCATTTGTCCAGTAATTGATAAATGTTTTATTAATGTTTTGGGTGTTAATATAATATTAATTATTTGGTCTGTTTTTCCTTTATTATCAAGCGACATTAGAAATTCTGCTAAACTGTGTTGGTCATTGTCACAATATATTAGCATACATGGTGAATACATACCATTATAATTGTATTGTAATTCTGAAATAGCACCTTGTTCATCAGCACCGCTTACTACTATTAAACACCAATCATTAAAAATTCCGCTTTTAATAGGTTGGTCATACATCATTTGTCCAGTAGGAATATTTTCACCAACTAAGCAATCATTTGTAGTATCTGTTGCATGATGTTCTCTTTCAACAAAACTTTCTTTAAGAGTGCAATCAAAAAGAAACCATGTTTGCATAACATCAACAGTAAAATATACATTACTAACTTTGTCATTTACATATTCAATATTAGTAATAAAAGCGTAAAACCATTTAGTACTATAGTTAGTATTCTGAAACATCATGTAGTTACAATTATAAATGCTCTCTGCACTTGCACTCATTCTTACAACACCCTGCTGTCCGCTAATTCTCTGAAAACTAGCTTTATCCATAGTCTTACTAACTTTACTATCAAAGTAACTTTTCTGTGCACTTCTGTTTGCAAAGTAGATAGTATCTTTATAACTGCTATCTATTGGTACACCACTGCATAATTTGATAACACTATTAGGTTGTATCTGCATATCTTCACCACCTTTACAATAGCAGGAAAGCAATCACGCTCTCCTGCCATATTCAATTTACGCAATTGTAATAGTCGCAGTACCAGTCTTTGCACTATCAAATGTACTTGTTGCTGTAACTGTAATAGCTCCTGGTTTAGCGTCACTATTAACTTTAAGCATACCACTACTTGAAATACTAGCCTTATCATTCCCTGTAGGAATACTCCAAACAACGCTCTTTGGTGCATAGTTTTCAGTATTAACAGTAACATTTAACTGTAACTGACCACCTGCACTAACAGTAGCATTACTAGGTGTAACCGTAACTGTTTTGACCGCAGGAGTTCCTACAACAAATACAGCATTGTTTGAGAATGGTGATACACTAAATGTTTTCCATACATGATACCAGTAGTTCCAATACAGACCTTCGCCATTGTACTGCTCTGTGAAGTTCTGATAATTGTCGAATATCATAAACCAGTCACTATCAACCAATACGCAAGGTATAGTGTCAAGTGCTTTAAGCTGTTCTGCACTTATCGATGTATAGGTTGGGTCATCAGCAAAGAGAATATTTAATCTCTCAATGTCTAAATCGCCGAAACTATCTACAAGTACATGATGTCCGTCAAACTCTGCTTTATCCATATTAAAAGCACTTGCAAGTACTTCAACATTCATGGTAGCATCAAACTGTGAATTGACTAACAAATACTGCTCCTGCTTAGGTGTATGGTTCATAACTCCTGCAAGGTTATTCTTTGAATTAAGGAAAGTAAACTTGTTTGATACTCCCTTAATGGTACTAATAATATTATTCATATTTGCACTGTTAATATCAGGAATAGTAACTGGGTTCATGTGTCCATTTAAGATATGTTTTGCAAGCATATACTTCATAGTCTGAAACTCGTCATAGTTAGCACCAGTATACATAGCGTCTACAATCTTAGCAATCAAATCTGTAATGCCGTCAATAGACAGAAAAGCCTGTCTCAACTGGTCATTTGAAATTGTAGCTTTGTAGAACTTCTGATAGTTCATAATGTGAAACGCACTGCGTACATCAGGAATTTCACGTTTGAATACATTAGACTCTGCAACCTGTGGGTCATACTGGAAAGGCTTTGCAATATTAACAAATACTTCCTCGATAGACTCACCAAACTCAAGCATACCCTTTTTAAACATAGCCCATGGATTGTCATATGATTTGCTTGTTAAAATTACTCTACCTATTCTGTTTACAAGAGCAGATAAAAACTCATTCTGCAAAGCAGGATAGTCCATGATTACTGCGCCAATTTCTCTGATTGAGTCAGAGTCAGCTTTAGCCTGTGGTACATAATCTTTGTAATTTATACTCGCGTTGTTTCTTATTGCATTTAAGATGTCAACGCTTGAATTAGTAAGTATCTTCATTTTTGGTTTTGTAGCCATAATTCCTAGTCCTCTCTTTCTTTAAATAAATCATCAAAGGAAATGTCATTACCATCATCAGTAATATCTTCCTTTTGCTGTTGCATTGCTGTTGTAGGGTCTGTTCCCTCTTTGCCCTCAAAAAATCGTGCTTTATATTTTTCTCTCCACTCATTGTCATTCTGTTCATATTTTGTTTTCCAATCAGTAGTATCACTTGCACGTGCTTCAAGGTCATTGAATGTATCAGTAAAATTTTCAATCATAGCAAGAGTGTTATCATCAGCACTATCTCCTGCTAGTCCTTTTACTGCGTTCATAAAATCATCATGTGAAAGTACTGCCATTTTTCTCACCTCTTTTCTATTTAAAGTAATGGTCTACACATCATCCAAAGTGGCATACGTTTTCGCTTAGTCGGTGTAGGTGGTGTAGGTGGTGTAGGTGGCGTAGGTGGTGTAACACCAGTTAGGTATTCATACCACGCATTGGCATATGCAACTCTTTTTTCTGCTACCTCTACACCTGCTCTCTCACGTTCTATGAGATAGGCCATACATGCTGTAGTTACATTTGTAAGCTGTGAAAATTCTTTACCTGTGTATGGATAACCTTTAGCAGGTTTTGGTATCCATTGGCCACCATAGCCGTTTATTATTTCATCCCACATTAACTGTGTTTGAATTTCACCAGTAGCCCAGTCAGAACCATGAGCACTTGCGTATTTTGTTAAGTTACTGCTAGGTGTCCATTGTATTAAACCCCAACCACTGCTTGCACTTGCTGTTTGTTTCATACCTGGGTTAATGTTTGACTCCTGCTGTAGGTTTCCTAACATACCTGCTATACTTTCAATGGTAAAACCTTTACTATGAAAATATCCATAAAATTCAGTAGCATTGTTTTCCATTTGTGATTGAGTTAAGTATGCATTTACTCCAACTTTAACTATCCATGCCATTATCTTATTCCTAAACTAAAAAGTTTATTCCATGTGTTAATACCGCACATACCATCAGCAGATAAACCATGCTGTGACTGAAAATTTTTACATGCTCTTTCGCATCCTGCACCATATTTTGTATCAATGCTACCAGTATAATATCCTAACTTTTTCATAAGTATTTCAAATACTGTTACGTCATTGTTTGAAGAACCTCTTTTTAATAAATTCATAGTATAACCTGCACTTCCTTTATTTTCATTATAACGTAAATGATAACTCCAACCATAACTAGGTGTATAATATTTCCTTATGCATATTTCTTTTCCAGTTTGGTCTCCTGCTTTACGTCCCTTTGTAGTTCCATTTTCATCAATGCTTGCATGTACTATATGCTCACTATCTGTTGAAACACAAACATGTTTACCTACAGCTAAGTGTATATCGCCTTTTCTAAAAGGCCTGTTACAAGAAGTAAAACCACAACGTTTTAACTGTTCATATAGATTCCTTGTTGTGCTGTTTACATTTACGTTAAAGCCTGCTTCAGCAAGTGCATGACCAACTAATGAACTACAGTCAAAGTCTGGATTTCCACCTCTGTTAATCTGTGAATAGCCATGTGAATTGTCATTTGCTATTGCAATCATATAGTCTGTATATGTATCAACTTTACTCATTCTTATCACTTCTTTCTACGTTCAGAACGTCACATAATTTCTGCAATACAATAGTATTATCATTTAATGCTGTAGTAAACTTATCTGTTTCTGCCTTGTGACTTTCGTTAAGTTTCATACAGTAACACGCCAAGCATAAGCACATTACTATTGGAAATCCCACTGTTGTTATAGCCTGCAAAATTATCTGTATTGACTCCATACTCTCACCACCTATCTTTATTCTTTTTTTAATTATATCATATTGCTTGAAATTTTGCAATATATATGCTATAATAAATTGAGATAATTATAGACAATTTTAAGAAAAGAGTACATCATTATGAGTGAAAATAATTATTATGACGGAACAAAATTGTTGTCAATGAAAGATATAAATGGTTTAAAGCCTGAGTTATTTTTATGTACTACTAATAGAAGTGGTGGTAAAACAACTTATTTTGGTAGACTATTAATAAACAGATTTCTAAAATATGGTAAAAAATTCTGTTTGATTTATAGGTACAATTACGAGCTTGATGATGTATGTGATAAGTTCTTTAAAGATTTACAATCATTGTTTTTTAGAAACTATACTATGGAAAGTGAACGTTGTGCAAGTGGTATCTATCATAGTTTGTTTTTAAATGAACAACATTGCGGTTATGCTATTAGTTTAAATAGTGCAGACCAGTTAAAAAAGTATAGTCACCTGCTTAGTGATACTGATAGTATGTTATTCGATGAATTTCAGAGTGAAACTAATCACTATTGTAGTGGTGAAATAAGAAAATTTATCAGTGTGCATACGAGTATAGCAAGAGGTCACGGGGAGCAGTCAAGGTATCTTCCTGTGTATATGTTAAGTAATGCTGTTAGTATTATCAATCCATATTATATCGAGTTGGGAATATCTGAAAGACTAAACAGTGAAACTAATTTCTTAAAAGGTGATGGATTTGTACTGGAAAGTGGTTTCGTAGAAACTGCAAGTAAAGCACAAAAAGAGAGTGGTTTCAATAGAGCATTTAAGAATAATCAGTATGTCGCTTATTCAAGTGAAAATGTGTACTTAAATGATAACACTGCTTTTATTGATACACCAGTAGGAAAAGGAAAATATATTGCAACACTAAGATATATGGGGCACGATTATGCTGTAAAACAATACAGTGAACAAGGTTTCTTATATATTGATGATAAAGCTGACAGTACCTTTAAATATAAAATAAGCGTCACTGTTAATGACCATGATATTAATTATGTTATACTAAAACAGAATGATTTGTTTATCAGTCAGTTAAGATATTATTTTGAAAAAGGTTGTTTTAGATTTAAGAACCTTAAATGCAAAGAAGTTTTATTTAAGACTATCAGTTATTAGGTATCTGCTGTTGTATGTTCACTTGATACTGCTAGGTAGCACGTTTGAAAGATAACGCTAGTATGTATTGTCGTAAATGCTGTGCGCTTGTGTTCTGCAATAGTTATAGATATAGAAAAGGCAAGAGTTTTTTGCTCCTGCCTTTTTGTTTTATTTTGTGTAGGCTTCTATAATATAATCTTCAATGCAATTGCTTAATTCTGATATTATGTCTTTTATTGAAATACAAAAATCAATTTCTTTCTTTAATGTATATTTTTTATAATTAATATCAAAAGTTAAAGATATTATATGTCTATCGCCTATTGTTATTATTTCACTTTTAAAAAATATACAATATTTTTGAGATAAAATATCAGTTAATAATTCTACAAATTTATTATAATTTTCTTCCATATTATTTCTCCTTATTTATAATAGTGATAATGTATCTGCGCTGCAATAGATATACTTAATGACAATACAATATCTTTTATATTTTTTTTATCTATAAAATCATAATGTAAGTATTTTACTATGTATAAACCATTTAAACAATATTCTATTTTATACTGTTCTTTATATGGTACATCATAAAACTCGATTGAACCTCTAAATTTTTTGCGTAGTTCCTGCACTACTTCTTCCATTTTTTCATTCATATTTTTATTCACCTCTCTCTTGTAAAATAATCACAATCATATTTGTACTTACAAAAACAACACATATGAGTGCAAGTCTTTTCATATTTTTTTGCTTTATATCTGTAATATAAATTTACTAACCATGTTATCATATTTTCCACTCCTCTAAGTCAAAAATTACATTATTAATATCTTTTAGAATATTGCATGTTCTGCAATAATAATCACATGTTGACTTATCACACTCACCACATACCTTACCAAGTAATTTATGCCTTTTATGCTTTAATATAACAATTAATAATCTGTTTAACATAATCTTTCACCTCATTTCATATGTCGTGTTCACCAGTAATACTCCGCCTTTAATTCTTTTTGGCAATAATTTTCCGGGAACACATAAACCAACTTTAAAATCACTGTAGTCTCTTTTTGTTTCTAAGAATTTTAATTCGCTTTCTGTATAGTTATCACTCTCCTTTGCTTCATATCCCTGCATTGATTTGTTAAATAAATCTTTACATTTCTGTGGCATGCCTGCACATTTAATATCATTATATGGTTCATCAACTGGAATTAAATCGTGATGCGTTATGTGTTCTATGTATGTTTTCTGTCTTGTAAATATAGCTGTATCCCAACTACTCTCAAGTTTCCAACAACAAAACTTTACTGGGTCAACTGTTATTCCTTTTATCTTATCAGCAGGTAAATCACAATGTATACTGTCTGTATCAGCATAAATAAAACCCGCTTTGTCTACACCATAGTAATTTTTTTGAGCGGCTGTGATTGTAAAGTTACGTGCGTATGACGTTATTGCACTACCAGTTGCTATATGACCCACCTTTTTATTGTTAGCAGGGACTATATAAAATCCTATACTTCCATCATCTTTTACATATGCAACTTTAAAACTACTATTGGAACTACTAGCAATTTTACCATATAGATTATTGAGAAAGAGTTTTGCTTCTGTACGCTTTGCATCTTTACTATTCATTTTAATTTCTGCATAATGATTGATATAATTATCAAATATTCCTATAGCAGAATAAAACCAACATCCATCCAATATTTCAAAGTCTACAAGTTCATAGTGTTTTAGCATTAACTTATAATCTGACATTGTTACTGTCATTATCTGTGCAGTATCTTTAATATTACCATTAATATCTTTATAGTATCTATTGTAGTTTCCATTTTTATCTAATACATCACTAGTTGTTAATGACTCCGTGCCTTTATATAAATGATTACCCTTTATCTGGATGAATGGCAACATATTTTCTTTAATATAAAAGCGTGTTTTTATTCTTAAAAAATAATATTTATTTTCACCTATTGCTTCATTAGGTATTACATTACCAGTCCAAAAATATGGCTTACCTATTGGAAAATAATTTCCACTTTCTGAGTGCATCATACTAGGGTATAAAGAGTTTACATCACCAGTTGTACCATTATATTTTACTTTATTTTCTTTTCCTTTTACTAAATAGCACCAGCCACCTCTATAGCTATGTCGTATATATTCATCAGCATTTGATGAGCCATAAATATTTTTATCAAGTATAAATTCATCAAGAGCAGGAAACAAATCATTGTAGTCATAAGCACCCAATGAATTTTTATATTCTGCTATACAACAAGAACCTATTGTTAATTTATCATGTCCATCATTGAATAACTGTTCAAGTGCTTCTTTAACTACTAATACATCATTTGCTATATATTTCTTTTCTTTATCAGTTATATTGCAACCTGCATATCTATAGCCAATGTATTCCATATCTAATTTTTGATGTTTTGTTTTAAAAGATTTTCCTATTTGATATACTGAAAATGGTAATAACTTTAAACTATCTCTTAATTCGATAAAATGATTATTAACTTTAATAGTAATCATATACCATTGACCCATTGAAGATATAGTATATTTAAATGTATTATTTTTCATATATTTTTCTTTTATAAACTCGCCTTGTGTTCCGTCATTATTAAATGACTCATATGCCTGTTCATATTTTAAATCTGTTAATAAATATGATAGCCAAAAATTTCCATCAAATTTAAGATTATGATAGTATGCTATTATGTCACAATCTAATGACTTAAAATAATTAAACTGTTCATTTATAGAATGAAAAATATTAACATTTTCTGTGTATAATTCTACGGACGCACTCGCCCATACTTCAGTAGATTTTTGGCCCTTATATACTGTAGTCTCAAAATCACACATAAATTTTCTATAGTTTCTCATATGTTATCTAAATCAGTAAAACCAAAATATTCATTAACGTCATTAGATTGTATTGCTGATATACGTGACATATCGTGATTTGATAATAAAGGTATTAAATCTTCTGTCTTTGCCTGCACCACTTCTGAATATACACTCTCATTTATACTATCTATTGCAGATATAATTTCTTCTTCATTTTGTTGTAAATAATATTCATACTGTTCACCTCCAAAATCTTCCTGCATTTGTTTTATAATTCCTAAAACAGTATAATAAAAATTTTCGAGATTGTAGTCTATAGCTTCACCACCACGTGTGTATGTCTGCTTTTTACTAGGCAAAGCTTGCAACCTTGAAATAATGCTGTCTGTGACTGTGTAAGTTTCTGCATTTTGTCTTTGTGCTATTTCTGATTGTATATCCTGCAAAATAGTTTGTGTTATTTTTTTTGGAAAAGATTTTAAACCTTGTGTAGAAATACCTTGTTGCTCTGCTTTATCTAATATAGCTTGATAAGCTTTTTGATTTTTAGTTAGTTTTTTTGCCATACTTATTTTCCCCCTCTCTAATGTAATAAGACCCCTGCTAACTAATTAGCAAGGGTCAGCGGTAAAATAAAATTTTATTTTACTGATTTTACATCAAGTGCGCAATCTATGAATGGTCTACCATTCTTTGTTGTACCACTAACTTTGATAATACTGAACTGTTTGTCATGCATGATGTTAGTAATGTTATCAAAACTACGTTTGAAAGTGACTGATTGACATGAGAATACTTCATTATCTGGTGTAATGATTGATAAGATGTCAACACTATCTCCGTTCTCCTTTTCATCTGTAAATGTAAGATAACCTGCCACTGGAATAGATGTATTATCCTTTACGTCTTTAAGAGACTTAATACCTCTATCTAATGTCATTAAATACTGCTCTACCTCTGTAAAATCCTTTGACTGTGTATTAATTGTAATTGCCATGATTGTTTATCTCCTTTTCTTTTTTATTCTGCGTCTGTTGGCTCTATATCTACGTTGAATTCTTTACGTGTATCAGGGTCAAGTATTTTTGCTCCTGCAATAAAGTCTGCTTCATCCATACCATAAAGCTCATTAACCTCTTTAATATCACGGATTGCAACAATAGTGCAATTCTCTGTGTTATAAAGTTTTGATACTCTTTTTAACACTTTGTCTTTGTCTTTGTCAGCAATTTTGCCAGTAAGTAGAAATTCATCTTCAAAAGTTTCAGCTGACTGCGGATTTACACATAAAGCCCTAACTCGTGTTGATATAATTGTCCTCGTTACCATTGGTTTTCTCATAGTTTTTTTCTCCTTTTTCTTTGTGCTATGATTTGTAAAGTTATTGTAATAAAGTTGTAACACCAATATGGTGTAGTAGTCAAGTTGATTTTTGCAATCTGTTTGCTGATAGCTTGCTATCTCTTGACTATTAAGCAGGAAAGAAAATCATCTACTTTATGCCGAATTATGATTTTGCAATCGTCACGATAAATTGTTTCTGTTGTAACATTACGCTTATCAGTCCTGCAGGATATTTTACACGTGTTCGGGTCTGATATAAGCTGTGCATATAATGTTTCTATCATGTGTTATTCACCGCCTTTTGAGGAGTCCGCACTATTGAGTGACGTATTGACTGGCAATAGTGCGGTTGTATAGTATTAAAGCAAAACGTAACTTTTGTAAATAGTGTAATACCTCTTTACATATTATATAGTACAGTAGTAATTTAAATGTAGTATGTCTAAATTATGAACATTTTATGAACTTTTCCACATTTTGATTTACTGTAATTTACGAAAATTTACGAAAACTATTACATATCTGTCAATTTTCTAAAATAATACTGCGCTCTAATTCGTATTTTCTTTTTTGCGTCATATTATAAAAAATCTCCTTTCAACTATTCTTCTATAATACTTGACTATTTTATCTGCGATTTTATTTGATGATACGCCAGACATCATATCATAATCGAGCGTATTTAAGAAAAAACGTTTTTCGCCTAATTCATGCGTCTTGAGTATGACATACCACATATCCTCGATATTGTCATAGCCATAAAACACTTTCGCTTTAACACGTTTTGCCACCTTTGAAGCTATTTCTATAACAAAATCCTCGTAGACTACGTCAATCTCTGACTGCGACATTTTTCTATTTTTGTATAACATTTTGTACCTACTTTCTATTTTATTCTACGACATCTACACGTAACATTGGCTTGATTCCTAGTGCTCTATATTGCACTACATTCATTTTTGACAATTGACTATTATTTAAAATCTGTGATTTTGTGTAATATTCAGTTATGTCATATTGCATGTCATGCAAGCAAAAGGATGTCGCTATACTACATTTTACTAATGTGCCAAGCTTTATATTGTTTGTCATTGTTTCACCTCTTTTTCGATTTAATTACTATATTCAGTTGTAAAAACCTATGCGTGGACTTGCACCACGCTGCGCGCTTTACGCTTAGGATATAATTAATACAATCTCTGATATTGTCTTAGACAGTGCGCAAGACATAGCAACCGTCACATGATAATTTAAATATTCTAATGGAATATCACGAACTACCCCTTTCCACAATATTTTTTGTGTTCTTGCGTCCTGCAATACTACTTTCTGACTATCAAAAAATACTCGATACAAACTTTCTAATAACAAATTATTTCACCTCTTTTCTATTTTCGTCAAGTTCTACTGCATATTGCAAAAAATCTTTTTCAGTGATACCATATAACTTTGATGTTTTCTCCGCATTTACAAGTTTTAAAAATTTTGCGCTATTGCTATAATCTATTGCAAACTGTTTTTCGATATCCTTATCACTTAAATCCCCAATATAAGACTCGTTTAAGGTTATAACCTCGTTTGTATCGAGATTAAAAGCCATAATCTCTGCATTTGTTGTTACGATAGTTCTTGTTATCATTTTTTCTTTTCTCATAATTTTTTGTCTCCGTTTCTTTTTATACTTGTTTATTTTTGTTACTTACTGATATTACTATCAGTGATACAATGGAGTCGGAGTTGCACCGACTCGACAACTTTTAAACTGTCCAAAACTCTTGCCTTGTTTTTGTTATATATAGGTAGCCAATTAATTCATCTACCTTATTATACACCTCAATGCCTATTGTAAAAAACCTAACATTATATGATAATATTGTAAGTCTACCATAACCATAGTCAGAATTAGCCTCATCTTTAAGTTCTGTAAGCCATTTATACCAGTCGTCATATATTTCTCTCTTTATTAAGCTAGGCTTGACATAGCAATCATTCAAAGTCCTATATTTCAAGTCGTGTACTTCACTTTTTAACTTTTTCATTTCAAAAGTCCTATTATTCAATTCAATATATTGTTTCATACTATACACCTTTAGTACTCTTTAAGTACCCCTTTCCTTTATCTTTAAGTACATTATAAGGGACAGATGTGAATAGCGTATGTCCAAATTGTAACCAAATTGTGAACATTTTATATGTTACTATAGTACTAAGTTAGACACAACTAACTTCGCGCACTTATTGTACCACGCTACTATGCTAACGCTGTACCACTGCAAAGTGTCACCACTTTACCACTGTGAAGTGTCACCACTTTACCACTGTGAAGTGCATGGGGTGTACCGAAAATCTCGACGTTCGAAACCACCCCAGATCGGAAGAGCACACGTCTG